CTGCTGGCGTTCTGATTCCTTGATTGCCCTGTTTGTCGATTTGTAGGATGGTGTCACCGTCACCGTCTTTGATGTGAGCATAGTCTTCCTGCTGCAGCCAAATCCCCAGCTTAACATCTATTGCATATTTGTTAGCCAAGTATGCAAGTACTTCTTCCATGTCGTCAATTGAAAGTTTGGCATTGTACAGTATGATTTCTGCGATGTCACCACTGAACCATTTGTATGCTGCATTGTATGACCTGCCTATTCTGTCGCCGACTGCAAGTGTTGAGATGTTATCTGTTGTCTTGTCGACTTGTGAGCCGTCCATATATAATTTTGTGTCACCGTCCGACATTCTTGCAGAGTATGCTCGCCATGTTGTCATGACACCTGTGGGTGTTTGCATTGTGCCTTCGGCACCTGAAGAATCTGCTCTTATGAATAATCTTTCTAGTCTGCCAGAATGAAAACCATATCCCTGACCAGTATTATTTTTTAGACCTCCATATATTGGTTCTGATGATGTTCCTACTGAATTTTTGGCGATTATAAAAACTGTATGATTACCGCCTGCTGCTGATTGGTATGGGTCGGCGACAGTTGAGTCAAGCCATTGACTGATTCCATCAAATCTGATGATGGGCAAGCCATTTAGTACTGCGTCCACCCATAGCGGCTCCTGACCTGCTGCTGCCTGGGTCATGTTGTTGCCGTTGCCTGACTGATCAGCCCATACAGTTACAGCATCGACTCCGTCTTTTGTGATACCTGCATCTGCCTTGAACCATGCTTTGAGATTTGCAGGCTGCACACCGCTTGGTGCTGTGCCTGTTGTCTCTAATAGTGCGCCTTTGACTTCGATAAGATTTTCGTTGATGTTGTTGGCACCCTGTCTTATCTCGTTTGTATGTAGAACTTTAGTTTTGACCTGTGGGTCGATGTTTTCTCTTGCGTTGTCATAGCCTGCGTTGCCTTTCTTTGTATGGCCTCGTGGCGATTTGAATAGGTCGCGTATTTTTTTAGCGCTTGTCATAGATGGATAATAACAAAAGAAGTATAAAAAGTTATCTCTGATTGACTGTTATGTCTATGCTCAGAATCTCTTGATCTGTAAGTGCAAGAGTTGTGCCAGTAACTAAAACATAATATGATTTGCCTGCTGCGATTGTGTGAGTCAGTCCTGTCACAGATTCAGCGAGTATTGTGTCTGCTGTTACTGAAACCTGCGCTATTGCTCCGACACTTGCGTCTGTGCTACCTGCTGCGACTGCTGTTAATGCTCTTAGGTCTGCGTCGACTACGTTAGCATTGCCTGTGCTCTCTAGCTGGCCATTGATTGTCATTGCTGTGATGATGTCGCCAACCTTTAGGCCATGAATAGGAATTAACCACATCGATGCGCCTGTTGATGCTGGCATTGTGACCAGCCCTGTGTCCAATGCTGTCGCTGTATAGCCTGCACCTGTGCCTGCTTTGCCTGCTGCAGCTGCAAATGTATATATTTGCGATGCTCGTTGATATGAGCCGTCAGCTTTGTTTACAGTTAGTGTTTCTATAACATCATTTGCCATGTTTTCGACCCTCTGATTTCTTATCATCAGTCTTTAAGTCTGGAATCTCGACCTTTGCGCCGAACTCGTCCATCAATACTTTAGGAATTATTTTGCCTGCTTCTTTCAGTCTCTGAAACTCTCGCTTTCTGTTTTCGTATGACATTTTTATGACCCTTGTTCGTATATGGTGACCTGTTGATTGTTTGCACCAGGAATTATTATCAAATTTGCTGCTGGAATTACTCCGACAGCAGTGATAATTGCCGCGGTGTCACCTACTGAGCCAGTATATTTGACTGTTGCTGCTCCCATTTATACTCCTGTGATTGAGCAAATTGCGTCGGGGTTTGTGACCTGAATCTGTCCAACTTCGTATGCTCTAATTGTCCACTTGATACCTGGGTCCTCGATTGTTACGACCCTAAGGTCAACAACTTCTTTCCATGTGCAAGCTTCTTTCGACACGACAATCTGTGCGCCACCTTCTGTGATTGAGTTAGACGAAATAACTGTCAAGCCGAGCAATCTTCCGACTACGCCGTTTTTTGTGACGCTGTCTGAATAAAACTGACCTGCGTTTCTGATGTTTGCATTTCCCAAAAGTTCTGAATAATTCGTTGGATGCACCAACAGAAAGCCGTTATTGTCTGCATCATAATTGTCAATCTGAATCATCGCTTTTCCATCCAATATGTCTTGGATTGGGTCACGGTCTGCTATGACTGCATTGTTCCATGTTGCGTTAGCAGCTGTGGCGTTTCCAGCTTCTGATAATACTTTGCTGGCGATCTCTGTGTCAACAGATTTTGCGACAGCCCTGCCGATTCTTAGAAATGTTCTTGCCAATACGTCGATTGCGTTGGTCTTCACATCTTCCCATGATATTGATCCTTCCATTGCGTGCTTAACATTTCTGCCTGTGGTTAATGTCCAGCTAACCTCACCATACGGAAAACTTGCTAATCTTGGTACCCCTTCGACTGTGCCTGATGCTGTGGTATCTTTGCCTGTAAGGTCGGCAGCTGTTTCTACATAATACTGCTCAGTCCATGCAGTGCTTTTCTGCACCATACATAACTGTTTCATCTTGTAAGCCTGCAATGCAAACCCTGTCACTATTGCTGATACATTTGTGCCTCTTAAATCCTGCTCTTCGACTACGTCTGCCATTTTATTTCAATACCCTCACCATGCCAGTCGAGCCGATCGCGATTGTTTGCATCGCCCTGCCGACTGTCCAGCCTTTCTCATAATCTCCTGCTGTGAATAGTTTCACATTGTTATCTGTTGCATCGGGTGATACCATATCCCCGATTTCACATTGAGTAGTAGCGCACTTTAGTTGCACAATACAATTTGTGTAAACTGCAACTGATGTTGAGCCGTCACTTGCTACTTTTTCCTGTGCAAGTATGCCGACGATAGGTCTGTCAACATTTGTTGACTGTATCATTGTTCGAGGTGTTGTCAATTCCATGACTGCACCCTTTGGGATTGCTGCACCATCTGCGACTGTGTACCTGACGGGGTCGCCACCATTCCCCAAAAGTTCAACTATAATTGCTTCGTCTGCCATTTTAAATTCTGATTTTTATTTGTCCTACGCCGTTGCCTACGATTGTCTCGAGTGCATATCCGAACGCCCAGCCTTTCTCAAAGTCTGCGGCTGTTGCTATATTGATTTCGTTAACGACTGCGCCTGCTGAAACAAAATCTCCGATTGCTGCTGATTCTGCTGCTCCGCATGTCATTTGAAAAATGCCGTTAGTGTAAACCGCGCAAGAAGTTTGACCATCACTTGCTACTTTTTCCTGTGCAAGTATGCCGACGATTGGAACGTCAACACCCGATACAATTTTCATTGTCCTTGGTGATGTTAATTCCATTAGGCTGCCTTTTGCAATACCTGTGCCATCTGCAACTGTGTACCTTACTGGGTCACCGCTCTTATTTTCGCCCAAAAGTTCAACTATAATTGCTTCGTCTGCCATATTAAAAGCTATATTGTGTTAGAAATACTTAAATGTTTCGATTAATGTGTTCAATCGATGCTCATTCCTGTGCTTTCAAGGAACTTGTTGGCCTCTCTTTTGGTCTTTTCTTCTGGGGTTTCTTCTGCTGAGCGGCCTGCTAATGCTGAGCCACGTATTTCGACATTTTCGTTGAACTTTGCCATCTTGGCTTCTTGTTCAATAAGTGTCTTTTCTCGTTTGTCAAGTGCATCCTCTTTGTCTTTCAGCTTTTCTGACATCTTCAAGAGTTTATCCTCTGGGGATTCTCCTTTGTCTGCATCGTCAGCTTTCTTTTTGTCTGCTGCTATCTTTGCATCTGCTGCTATCTTTGCATCTGCTGCTATCTTTGCATCTGCTGCTGCTTTATCTGCTGCTGCTTTTTCCTCGGGGTTTGGTTCGTTTGTCATTTTGAATAATCTTAATCATCATATTTTGGTGGTCTGTATGTAATTCTTTCATGCCTTTGCTGAGTAGGATAAACATTAGATACATTCCAAAGCCGCCGATACCTGCTTGTACTGCAATGCTTGGGTCAATTATCAATTATTGCCACCTCTGAAGGTTGATAAATCGGTTTGTTCCCGATAACCGAGCAAGTCGAATTTAGGTTTGAGCCTCGACGTTTGCCATATTTCCGCTTTTGCTTGTGGATTATTAAAGCCAATCTTATGCAGTCTCGCACGCTTTTGAGCTTCGATAATACTTTCGAGATGCTGAATTTTTTCATCGTGATTCATTCTGTCCTATGCCCGATTCCATGTTGTTGAGTTTCCTATCTTTGCCCTGTTGCTCCTTGACCTCAGGCTCGAGGCTTGCAGGAAATTCGAGATTAAGTTTTATGTTAAGCTGTGCTTCGCATTGCTCCTCAATAAATAGCTGGTTCCATTCGACGACCTGTTGCCATGCAAGATAAAGAATCTTTGCGCTTGCTTCGGTTGCACCGCCTGCGGTACCGAGTACAACATCAGGTACACCCTCAGCTTTCAAGAAGATTGATTCTAAGGAATTTATCCAAGGTAGTGGGTCAAGTGTCGAGAATTGAGGTATTGAGATTCGTTCCATCTTATCGACTACGTCTTTGGGTACGACCATGTTTTCGCCGTTCTCGACTGCGTTGTCAAGTTTTGTTTTGTATGCAGCAATCTCTGTCGCATCATCTGTGTCAACGTGTGATACTAATAGAGGCTTTACGTATCTGTGGAATACTATTCTTAAATCTCGCATAGCCTCGACATACATTTCTGCAACGTTTGACGTGTTTTGATTGTTTGCGTACTTTGTTAATTTCTCAATAGTGCCAATGCCATGATTTTGGTCTGCCAGCCTATTCCATGATAGATGGAATAAATCACCAGGCTGGAATGTATGCACCAGTTTGCCGTTTACGTGCTGTTCATATTTTTGTATCATGCCGAAATCATCCGCGAAAACTTTAATAGTCGAGGGATTCAAAGGCTTTAAGTTTCGCAGCACGCCTCGGGCGTTCTTGATAATTTCTGCATAGAAGTCGCCACCAATTGTATATACTCTGACCCCGTTTGATAGGATTGTGTTGAATGTATCTTTGCCGTTTCCTTTGATGGCTTTTAATTGCTTGGTTGTTTTGTCGTCTGCTTTGTAACCTTTGCCAATTGTCCATAATGCCTTTTTATCGATAAGGGATTGTAGCGGCCATATCTGCCTATAATACCCTTGCCATCTCGACCAATTTGTTATGTATTCGTCTGTTGCTCTATCTTCTGATGAATTTGTTGAGAAGTCTGTTACAGAGTTTGTCATGTCAGTTGTTGTCGCGCTGTCTATGTTGTTGATTACCATTTTGATTATGTTGTGTTATTTGCTGCGGTGGTGTTCGTGCCTGCATCAACAACAGCGTTTGTGCATCCTACACAATTATTGCCTGTAACTAACGTTTTATCTGAGCCTGCTTCTATCTCAACGCCTGTTCTTCCGACCGCGCACCTGTTACCTTCAATTACATTGTAGTCGTTGCCACCCTCGAGATATATGCAATATGTGTCGCCGTTGTGTATTTGATTGTTTGATATGATATTGTTGTTTGCTGCGCCTGATAGGTATATAATCCCATCATGAGTATTACCATCTGTCATGTTTTTTGAAACAATGCACTTATCTGCTCCTTCAAGTTGAATCTTGCACGAGATCATGCGGTTATTTTCTACTATACAGAATTTTGACGTTGATTTTAAGAAAATTCCAGCATCACTACTCGTGTTTAAGCATAAGCAATTTCTGACTGTGACATTTTCGCAATTATCAATATCTATTCCGTCGGCTGATGCGTTCGACATTTTGCAGTTTGATATTACACAGTTGTCGCAACTGTCAAAGTCAATTCCGTTTATCCCTTTTGTACCGCCGATTTGTATGTTGTCTATGATAAGGTTGTCTTTACCTGCTGACAGCACTAATGGTACATTTGGAAATGTTGCAGAGCCTTGAATCAATGCTCCCCAGCTTGCACCTCTAAGAATGATATTATCTTTGTTTATGTTGATGGATGTTTCGATTGTGTATGTTCCTTCCTTAACAAACACTTCGCCGCCCTCTTTTGGTAAATCGTTAATTGCTTCCTGAATTGTTCCATATTGCGCGCTTTCGTCAACTCCTACAACATTAACAGCACGGCGTCTGTCAGTTTTGAATTGTACTTCAACGCCGCCGCCACCGATACGTCTCTGAAAAATTCCTTCTCCTTTTTCTCCGTTTGGTAGTGATAGCATTTCTTATCCTTTAATCCATGTGATAAAGTTTTGGTCGCCGACTATCTTTTCAAGCTGCCTGATTCTGAATAGGCTGACATTGACCATGTCCTCAGCTTCAAGTCTGCTTGTATAGCCTGCCATGTTGTACAGTATGCCCTGCACCGCAATCTGCCTTGCAACGTACTCTGTCATAATTATCTTTTTTGTTGCATCGAGTGTCGCCCAGTTTGCAAGAACGTCATATTTCATTGTAACAACAAGATATGCTTCCATCTGCTTGCCGACCTCGTCTCGCATTAAATCACTCCATGTTGCGTCTATGTTCTCTCCTTCGTATGGTGTGACGTCTGCATTGTCCGCCATTGTAATTGACATTACCATTGTATCATGTCTTATGCAAGGAAAAGCTTTAAACCTTTCGCTTTCTCACACCATAGACCCCGCACAAAGGCTTCAGAAAGATGCGAATTCTTACCAAAAATGCGCAGATTGCGGTCAGAAGTGTACTCAAACGTCATACTTTTAAGAGATTTCAATAAATCCATATCTGAGACAATCTCTATGTTATTTTCGCGTTCCATCATTACAAGCGCATTGCTATACAAATCTTCTTTCAATATCTTGCGTTTGGTGTTGTCGCGATCAATTGACCGCGACGCGTTGTTGAGGCCGAGTATTTTACGGCCTAACTTTTCCAGCAGCAAGTCCATGACGCCACCGCCAACGCCTGCATCATCAACGAATATCTTTCTGAAATTGAATAATCTGTCAAATTCCAATACCCTGCCGACTGTGTCGGGTATGGATTTGCGCTCAGTTGTCGAGCATTTGACAATCTTGATTGCCTTGCCGAGCATTTCAACAAAAACAAAGGCGTTGCTGTCGCCGCCGTACCTGGCCACATCTACGCCGAGATAATATCGAGCCTCTTTGTTGTAGTTGTCCTTATAGTTCCAATTGATGAACGTCATACATTTCTTTATGATAGCAGTCGGGAAGAATTGCGATAGTTCGTCAACAAATTCGCCCAGCCACTCCTGCGAGTATTCTGCTTTGGTCAGTCTGTCGCGCTCTTTCCGCAAGAAGTCTTTTGGGATTCTCGAGCACTTTTCCGCGTTGACGTGGATTCCGAGGAAGTCTTTGGACATACATGAATTATAGAAATGGCCGCCTTTGCCAAAAGGCGTAGATATGAGGAATTGCCAACCAAAACCTCGCAGTTTTTGCGACACCGCAAGCATTGGTATAATCGCAACCCAAACTGCTTCTGCAATATATGCTGCTTCTTCTCCGACAAGAAAATCAACCGTAAAGCCACGTATAAACGCGCCAGTTTTTCCAGCAGGTAGACTGTATATGATGCTACCATTTTCCCAGCGTTCGTCAGTCTTGATGCATTTTCCTTTGAGAATGATTCTCGTTTGTGTCGGTTCGTCATTGTAGATGCCGTAGATGAATTCCAATTCCCTACGTTTTCGCATTGTTAGTTTGATATCTGTATGTTTCTTCTGCCATACTTTTATGCCAGCGTCAACCTTCTTGAAGTGTTCAACGTCAAATAGGTCTTTGATTTTGCCGTATGTTAAGCTTGACTGTCGCTGGGATGGAGCAACAACAAGCGTGACTGTTCCCTGATACTTCTCTGCCAGTTCTTTGACCTTACGTGCGATAACCTCAGACTTACCGACCTGCCTGCCAGCCCTGACTGTTACGTTGCCCTGATACTCCATAACCTGCTGCTGCCATTTGTCGAGAATCATCGTTTCGCTTCCGCTGCTTCTTTCTCGCTGATCTGCTGAGCAGTCTTTTTGATGTATTCCTCTCTGCTGAGCAGTCCAGTCTGTATAACCTTCTCTTCTTCTTCCAGCTTGGCCACAAAGTCGGGGTCGGCTGAGAGTTCTTGCATGCGCTTCTTTACTGCTTGCTTCTTGTCTGATTCGTTCATTGTGGGATAAGGACGACTACGTCCCTTTTGATTATAAGAGCAGGCAGAGAACAAAGAGGGTTGATAAGACCGACCCCGTTGTTGCCTCGGGGGATTCTCTACCTGCTCGTTGCGGTTGGAGTGGATTCTTACCACGTGCAGAACTCTCGTCTGCTTTCCAGCTGATAAAATGTAACACTAAATTTTCTTAGATGCACCAGGGCTATATTTTCCCTTTTTCGGCAGGGTCGCTATAAGGTGACAGAGTTGATATAACTGTCTGCCATATGTGTATGTTATGGATGATTAGT